GGCGAGACTCCTGGTGCTTACATCGGCCAATACACCGACTTCACGGCGGCAGACAGCAATACGTTTTCCGCTTATACCTGGACGAAAGTCAAGGGCGACAAAGGAGATAAAGGCGACAAGGGAGATACGGGTGCAACCGGGCTTCCCGGTGCTCTAATCCGTCCGCGCGGTGAGTGGAAAGCAAATACTAACTACGTCAATAATACGCAGTATCGGGATACGGTTATCTATAACGGAAATACTTATTCATGCCGGACGGATCATACTTCTGGGAGTTCTTTCGATGTAACGAAATGGACTTTGTTTAACGAATTTATAAATGTCGCTACGCATTTATTAGTAGCTCAAAATGCAACGATCGATATACTCGGTACGTCTGGTCTGTTTATCGGTAATCAAGCCAAAACGCAAGGTTGGTTAATGACAGGCGGTTCGATTAAGCACAATGTAACCGGGCTTGAACTAACAGCAGACGGGAAATTATCACTTCCTAAAACAGGTGCGATATTGGTTGGGGGGAAGACGTTTATCAGTGATGGAAAGATCGTCGCTGATTTTATCGATGTAAACAAACTCGTTGTAAAACGAATAGAAGCTGTTGATGGCACTATTGGAGGCTTTAAGATTTCTGCTAATAGTATAGGGACAGGTTCTACCAGTATACCAACTATAGATAAAAAGGAGATGTTCCTTTACGATGATATGATTGGTTTTAATAGTAAAAATAGGCAAGTTATTGTAGGTCCGTTTAGTACAATGGGAGTCGATTATTTAGGAAGATTCTACGATCACCGTTCAAGACCTTATGATATAAATAGGGGTGTATCTATTAGTGTAACCGGAGGACGAGATAATATAGCACTTGCTATTGATGGTGGCATTGTAGTTGATGGCAAAAGAGGGATTGATGAATATATTGAAATCGCCCAGGTATGGCATAATGGGAGTACACGAACTAAAGTATTACAATTTAAAAATGGAATTTTATGGAGTGCAACTTGGTAATAATATTTAAATCACATAATTATGAAAATAGACTTTAGAGAAATTCAAGTAAAAGACATCGAAGGGAATAACAGTACCGTTGATATTGCAAAAATGTTAGGCAATACGATCTATCAGAAAACCGCCGATTTGGGTGAGTTGGAACTAGCTCAACAAATCTACAAGAACGGTGAAGTAGAAGTATCTCCCGAACAGGCGGAAAGTATTAAAAAATATGTGAGTACGGGGTTCGTCGCTTTTGTTCAGGTAGCGGTTAATGAAGCTTTATCGGTAGAATAATTCAGTTTCAATCACTTTTATTAAAGACATGAACAATATTGATTCAATCATCATCCACTGTTCGGCTACACGTGCTGGACAAGCTTTCAAAGCAAAAGACATTGATCGAATGCATAGAGATCGAAACTTTTCTATGATTGGTTATCACTATGTCATTGACTTAGATGGTACCATCGAAGAAGGAAGACCTCTATCAATGGAAGGTGCCCATTGTAATACTAAAGGCACCTCTGGTATATCATACAATAAACATAGCGTAGGAATTTGCTATGTAGGTGGTTTAGACGCCAACGGTAACCCAGCAGACACACGTACTCCTGCACAAAAAATTGCACTAATCGAGTTGGTCTCCCGACTCAAAAGTCAATTCAAGATCACAGAAGTACTAGGTCACAGAGATACTTCTCCAGATCTGAATGACAATGGCATCGTAGAGTCAAAGGAATGGATTAAATCCTGCCCCTGCTTCGACGCTGCAATTGAATTCGGCTACTCTCCTGCAGTTGTTATACGACCATAAGAAAGTTTGTACGAGCATGCAGTGTTTTGTACCAAAGTGTACAAAGACTGTACGCTCGTTATTTACTGGTTTTCAGACTAATAGAAATACATTGTACAAATGTACAATTTAAAATGCAAAACAGTTGAAACACTGCATTCCCTCTTGCTTACTCTCGTTTAAAACATGGGCATACACTAAAGTCTCTTTTAAATCAGAATGTCCTAGTATCTCTTTCAAGGAAGCTATATCTTTAGTCTTACGCAAAAAAATAGTTGCAAAAGTATATACTGAAAAGGTAATTATTAGCAATAAAACGTAAAGCGCAGATAATCATGTATGTTTGTCGCTTGTAGTCGTTAGCTGTCCACCCTTGAAAAAGAAAAAAAGAGCGTATTCAGGCAGTAGTTCCGTTGCTTATCCGTTACCCTTTTTAGAGGTCGGCAACAGGCAGAAAAACAAGGAAATAGGACGGACTTCTGCAAATTGGCTCGTTTCTCTCTTTTCGCTGTCCTTATTAGACCTTTGAACGGTTTGTTTGTCAGTGGCTTGCATCATTTCAAATAACTCTGTTGAATGTAATTTTATCAACTAAAAAAAACAGAGATATGAAAACAGAATTGAAAGTACATTTCTACCTAAGAAAGACCGATGAAAAGAAAAACGGCGAGTGTCCCGTTATAGGAAAAATCACTATTGGAAAAGACGTTGTACAATTCAGCGCAAAACTTACCGCCAAAGCATCCCTTTGGGATATTGTTTCAGGCAGGGTAACGGGTAAGAGTAAACACGCTACCGAAATAAACGCCACACTGGATAAAATCAATGTAGCGGTAAACACCAGTTACCGCAAATTACAAGAAATAAAAAATACTATCACCGCAAGCGAGGTAAAGAACGCATTTCAAGGCATCGCATCCGGGCAGGAAACACTAATCAGCTACTTTGCACGCCACAATGAAGATTTTAAGAAACGTGTAGGCGTGAACCGTGAGTTATCCACACAGGTACAGTATGAAAACTCCCTGAACCATCTTAAACGGTTTATGTCATTAAAATGCAAGTTATCGGATATTCCATTTACACAGCTTGATTTCTCTTTCATCGAGAAATACGATTTTTATCTGCGTGTGGAATTGAAATTAAAACCCAACACGATATTAGGCATCATGCGCCATTTGCGTAAAATGATAAAACTTGCCACTGGTGAGGGGATTATAACCCGTGACCCGTTTGACGGTTATTCACCTGAAAGACCCAAAGCCGAGCAGAAATATCTGACACGTGACGAATTGCAGAAGATAATAACCACGCCCTTAGACCATCCATGCAGGTACTTAACCCGTGATATGTTTCTATTCTCTGCTTTCACTGGATTGGCGTACAGGGATATTTGCAACCTTACAGAAAAGAATATTGTCAGGGCTTCCGATGGCGTGCTATGGATAGAAACCACCCGGCAAAAGACCGGAACGCCTTGTGAAATTCCCCTGATGGAAATACCCTTGCAAATCCTTGACAAATACAAAGGTTTAGCCCCTGACGGTAAACTGTTACCAATGCAAAGTTGCGGCAGGTCGAACAAGAACCTAAAAGTTATCGCTGAAATATGCGGAATAAAACGTAAACTAATTTTTCATGCCGGAAGGCACACATACGCATCTGAAATTTGCTTATCTCAAGGCGTACCGATAGAAACAGTAAGCCGTATGTTAGGACATAGGGATTTACGTTCCACGCAGATATACGCAAAAATCAGCAATAATAAAATATCAGAGGACACCGACAAACTGGAAGAACGGATAAAGGATAAATTCCGGTTGGTTGGCACAGAATAATAAAAAATCATTCTAAATTACTATCAATATGGAAAAGAATACGAAAGCCAAAAGAAGCACCTTTGCTGTCTTGTTTTATCTCAACACGTCCAAACGTAGAAAAGACGGTACTTGCCCGATAGTCGGACGCATAACGGTAGATGCGAACTCCGTACAGTTCAGCACAAAAATAAATCTTTCTTCCCCTGATTGGGACGCAAAGAAAGGACGGGCGAAAAAAGAAAGAAAGGAACTTTCCGATATAAACCGGACGCTTGACCGTTTGGAAAAGCAAGTAAAAGCCCACTATTACCGAATAGTGGAAACAGAGGGGTATGTAACAGCCGAAAGGATAAAGAACGCCCTGAACGGTATAGGTGAAAAAGCATCCCACCTGTTACAGCTATTTCGGGAACATAACACCGAATTTGAAAAACGTGTAGGCGTGAACCGTGTTTATGATACTTATTATTCCTATTTGCTGACATACAAGCATCTTTCAAACTTTATCCGCATGAAATACAATTCGGAAGATGTGCCGTTAGTCAGCCTTACGCATAAGTTTATAAATGATTTTGATTTCTATTTGAGGGTAGAAAAGCGGATGCAGGCAAGCACCGTTTTAAGCCGCATGATTGCATTGAAAAAGATAATCACACGTGCCATCAATCAGGGAACACTAAAACGTAACCCGTTTATAAACTATGTGGCGGAACAGCCTTTGAAAAAGTACAGGCATTTGACGGAAGAAGAATTTCAAAAGTTACTCACCACTCCGATAGCGACTAAAAGATATTACCGTACAAGGGACTGGTTTGTCTTTTCGTCTTTTACGGGGCTGTCTTATGCGGATATGTGCGCTTTCTCGGTGGAGAACCTGATAACGGAACAGGACGGCAGCACATGGATAAAGATACCACGCCAAAAGACGGGGACGGTATGTAGCATCAAATTGTTAAGCATCCCCCTAATGATTATAGAGAAGTACAAGGATGAAAGAAAAACGGACAAAGTTTTCAATATGACAAACCTTGCAGGCATCGAAGCAAACCTGAAAGTAATCGCCCGATTATGCGGTATAGACCGGAATTTGACCTATCACATGGCACGTCATACTTATGCGACCCAAACGTGTATCTCTCAGGGAGTTCCGATAGAAACGCTAAGTAAACTCATGGGACACCGTTCTATCCAAACAACGCAGATATACGCCAAAATCACCAATCAGAAAGTAAACGAGGACATGAAAAGACTCTTTACTAAAGTAAATGGTAAATACCAAGTGATTGAAAGTGATATTACTTCGGACATAGCGCACAAGAAATTTTCTCAATGGCTGAAAGTAAAGCAGATATTTCCCGAAAAGAAATAATATACTGGTTAAAGAAGATAGGCAAAACCTATCTTCTTTTTAATTCATCCCTGCCACCTTGATTAGTTGCATTATCTCCGACAATGTGCCTTTAGGCTTGATTGTACCGTTCAGGAAACCGCCCAATTCCTCACTAAGTGTCTGACTGTCATAAACCGTAGTAATCGAACCACTGAAAGAAAAATCCTTTTTCCCTTCTTCGTTCAATAGTTGTTGCAAAGTATCAACAAATTTATCAGCCATTTCACGCCTTTTAAAAACAAGGTTTGTCAGTTGTTTTTCCTTGTAATAAATAGTCAGTACGGCAACCGTATTTTCATTTTCGCTTAAATCTTCCATATTGGTATCACTTTAAAAGTTAAATTTCTACGAAGATAATAAAATACAAACGATTACTATCCGGCTTTGGTACTTTTTCCAAAGCTGAATAAAACATTAACAAAGGTAAGCTCCGTATTCCGTCCGTTCAAGTCCAAGCCCTACGGGTTTAACTAAAAATCTCCACACCTGCGCTGCGCTCCGGGTTGTATTTTTAGTTAAAGACTTACACAGACGAAATACTACACTAATAAAGTTAATGTTCTTAGTCAGTTTCGGAAAAAAATGTGTTTTTTTAAGGATGGTAGGCTATTCCTGCCGTTCTTTATTATAATAGGTCTGCAAAAGCCTTTCTATATCGCTTTGACGATAGATTATTTTGCCTTTTATCTGAATGTAAGGGATAACGCCCGTATCTCTCCATTCTTGCAGCGTGCGGATGCTTACTTTCAGGCATTTGGCTGCATCCCTGTTGCTTAGAAACTTTTCACCGTTCAAATGCGGTCTGCTTTCCTTTGCCAGTCGGCTGATACCGTCTAATATTCTATCCATAGACTGAAAGAAGTCCCTAATTATTTCACTGTTGCCGTTTATCAGTTCCATATTGTTATATCGTTATATTGATTTATAATTCGTTTGAATGATTGACAGACATACACCTGTCAGTTACGCAGATACTCGCCATAGTAAAATATGGAAATACTATCTTTTACCGCATCATAGCCGATATAAAGCCGTTTAAAGGCTTCAACGATGAAGTAACGGTTATCTTCTTTCTGTATCTCGTAAACGGCTGGTTTCGCCTGTCCGTTATCAGATACATGGAGCATCGAAAGGAAATACTTTTTCTTACTTTGGTATATCATCACCGTAGGATGAAGGTTCAAACTTTCCCAAATTCCGACAATGGCAGACAATTTGAATGACTGGTTTACTTCCGTATTATTTTCTTCTTTCTTTTCCATAGGGCAATATTTATTTATTGTTTGATTGATAATTCGTTATCTTGTTTTCCGTACATTCTGCAATCAGTCTTTCAATATCGGCAGATTTATAGTACAGCTTGTTACCTATTTGGGAGTAGCCCAGTTTACCGCTATCCCGGTAGTTCTGCAAACTTCGGATGCTGATACCCAGCAGGGCACACACTTCACGACCTGACAGCCATTCATCCGGCTGGCGGGTATTCTCTTTGCAAATCCGTTCCACCTGACTGGCGAAGCTGGAAAACCGACCGCACACCTGTTTAAAGGTCTGTTCCTCAATAGTTATGATATTCATAGGTTTTTCTCTTTTGGCTGGTTGAATATTCCTTTTTGCATTTCTTCCCGGTAGAGAGCCGAAAGAACATCATTGTGTGTATTCAAATGTTCTTCCAGTACGTTATCAATGAAATTTCCGATACTTACCTGTTTGCCTGTAATCACCCCTACAATTTGCATGATACGTTTCTGTATCTCTCCGCTTATGTACACGCTTTGACGGTTGCAAACCGACCGTTTTTTGAGGAACACCGATTTATAGCTTTCCCGTTCCTTGCTTGCTGTTTCCTGTAATGATTGTTTTACTTCTTCCATTCATTTAATTTTTAATGGTTTATAAATAGGTTGATTGATTTCCGATGCTGATTGAAAGAAAGCCAGTCAGTTTTATCGCTATATTGATTTTTCTTTAAATAGCTTTCAAGCATAGTTTAAAACCTTTTCTAAAGATTGTTTGGCAGTCTTATATATTGCTTTCATTCAATCAATTTCCGGCAAAGAAAAGGGTAAAAACAGATGCTTTTAAAAACAAGGTTACTTTGTCTGTTTGTGTCGTAATTTGGCGTAATAGGTTATATTTCAGGGATTAACTGCTGTCTGTAATTTTGTAACTGATAAACAGACATAGGAGGAAGCCGAACCGCTTGCTTTGGCAATCTGACCATAGGGAAGATTTTTATGTTCATTTGAACATAGCAAGTTGTGTTTTGAGGTCCGCTATTCGCTTTTTGCACCTCAAAACCTTGCCACCTGATAAGGTGGTTTGGTTTACTCCGAAGTCGTAAACCATGTAAAAATTATAATTATGGAACAGAAAAAGAAGTATCAACACAATGGAGGGCGCAAGCCTAAACTTGACCCACGCACACACCGGTATTCGTTCAATTTGGACGATGTGGAGAACGCCAAATTCCTGTCATTTTTTGATAGGTCAGGTTACACTATCAAAGCGCATTTTATTAAGAACTGTATTTTCGGTAAGTCGTTTAAGGTAACAGTAAGGGATAAAAGTAAGGTGGATTATTATATTCAGCTAACACAGTTCTATTCACAATTCAGAAGTATAGGACAGAATTACAATCAGGTAGTGAAAGAACTTCATTCCAATTTTTCAGAAAAGAAAGCACTTGCTTTGCTGTACAAGTTGGAACAATATACTTTGGAATTGATAAAGACTAATGAAATGATAGTTCTTTTAAGCAGACGGTTTGAACAGTCTTATCAAAGGGAGGGGACAATATCAGCAGAGGAATAAAAAACAGCTTGCCAAAAAAGAAAAATCCCGAAGTTGCCACGTGTACAACTCCGGGATAGTTTCTTTCTTATTTGTCTGTTCCGTGTTCTTTTTCAAACTTTCGGAGCGTACCTACATCAAACCTTTCCTTTATGAACTCTCGCACATCAGAAGCCCGATAATAGGCTTTTCCGCTAATCATCATAAAGGATAGCATTTTTTTGCTTCGCAATCTCTGCAATGTACGGGTACTAACTTTGAATAGCAGGCATAAATCCTGATTATCCAATAGTTTATCACCCGGCATTACTTCGGGATTGGTTTGCAGACTCTTTACATCTTTTCCTACTTCGTCTAATTTATCAAGTAGTTTTTGCATCCAGTCTTTGAACTCGTAATTATCTACATACATATTGCTTCATTTTTCTAATTATACACTAATGATTACCAATCGATTGATGAAGCAAAGTTCAGAAAAGGGAAGCAAACAAATTACAGGGTAGCATACGCTACCCCGTATAAATTGATGCTAAACACCTGATTATCTATACCCTTTATTTTCGTGTTCTTTGCGGATAAGGTTTGCCAGTTCATTAAGGAACTCTGTTAGTTTGGCTGGCTTTCGCTTGATGACATCCATGTACTTTTGATGATAATCACCTAATTTAATGTTAAAGAGCCATTCAAAGGCTTTTCCTAAGTCCGTCAGGTGAACAGGTTTTTCATTTTGATATATTATACGTTTTGACAGGAATAAGCCGCTGACTATTTCCATGATGTTGATAAGGCTTGTTTTGTCTGCTAAATGGAGAGGGGAAAGGGATAGTTTATTTGCGTGTTGCTCGAATTGTTCGGGGTATTTGATATGCAAATTCACTATGCGTACTTCTGTTTTGATTAGTTCTATTGCTTCATCAATCAAATGCAAATAGGGTATTTTTTTCTTGCTCAAACCGCACACGATACGATTTAAGCCGATGTAAGCCGAAAGAAAAATAACGTAATAAAACGCTGTAATCCTGTTCGTTGATACTAAAATCGGCTAAATGGGTAGCCAGTTCTTCAATAGCTTCTGTAAATTCGGATGCAGAAACTTTACGCTGTGAGTATTCCGATAATAATCGGAAGAATCTCTGTTCCAACAAATTATTCAT